TGATATTAAAGTTCAAATAAAAGATACACATTCATTTATTAAAATACTTGAATTATCAAACAGATATTTGTCACAAAAAGAAAAACAAGAAGCATTAGATCGTTTCTTGGCAATATTATTCTGCACAGATGGTGGACAATGCCAAGCAATTGACCCTAATGATTATAAAGAAGATATTAAAATTAAATCTTCAATATACTTAAAAGCAGTACAATTATTGAAACTTAAAGAAGTAATTAATCTCGAAGATATAATTAAACAATACATTAAAAAAACACATAAAATTAACGAATCATTTAGAAATTTAATAGGGTGGTTATAATGAGCTTTAGAACATATATATTAAACGAAGCAGAAATGTTGGATGTTTCTATTCAATCAGCTAACAAATATTTAACAAGCGAAAAGAAAATTTTAGATTTTTTAACTTTTCCATGTGTAATAGAACATAAGACAGATGGTATTAAATGTACAGTTGTTAAAGTAAAAGATACAGGAAATAATGATTGGGTAATAGCATATAAAGGTGATATATTACATAAAGGTGAATTTGATTATTTAAGTAATTCAAAAATTAAATCATCAAGTATTAATACATCACAGTTTAAGTTAGTATTAGATCATTTTGAAAAATTAGGTAAAACTGAAATTCCAATCAATACTGAACTTTTTATAGAGTTTTTAATGAAAAAACCAACATTAAGTTCAAATTATAATGTTAATCATAGAATGGTTCTTATAGGATATTCAAAATGTACTTGGTCTGTTAATTTTGGTAAACTGAAAACTAATCCACAATCATTTGAGAAAGAAAAAAGAAATTTATATGCTAAAATTTTAGGAATTGATGTACCTCAACTTTTATTCAAAGGTGTACTTGGTGCTTCATTATCATTTGAAAATGGTATTAAAAATGACGAACTAAAATCATTATATAATCAGAGAAAAGCTCAATTACATTGGGATAATCCTAAATTGTTAATTAACGAGCTACAAGATATATTTTTATTAGTTGAGTCAAAATACGGTGGTCAAGAAGAAGGTGTAGTTATAGAATTTTCTGATAGATTATTAAAATGGCAACAATTGTATCAATTAGACCAAGAAGCAAGAACTTTAATTAAAATGAAATATCAAGATGAACCACATAAAATGGTTGATTATTGGGATAATGTAAAAAATTCTGCAACTAACATAATACAAACTATAGTTATAAGAAATAGAAAAATTGAAGATTTGATTCAAGAATTAGCTACTGAAATTAAAAATTTTAAATTAACATTCAATCACACTAAAAGATCTGAAACAGTTATTAAAGATGATATTCAAACAACTGCTAAAATTATGTTAATTAAAAAATTAAAGGGTAATAATAATGCTCTTGTCCTTGGTAAATTTAGAGTCCTTTCAAACGCACATTATGATATTATTAAAAGAGGTTTAAAACTTTATGATGATGTTGTTATTGCTCAGGTTACTGGTGCTGATACTAAGGATACAAAAGATTTAAGATATAAGATGCTAAAAGCTGCATTTCCAAATCTTGAAATAGTTCAAACATCTTCAGGAAATTTAATAAGAATCATCACATCTGCGTCTAAAAACGTTAATGCTGTTCTTGCTGGATCTGATAGAGTTCAGTCATATAAAGAACAATTAAGAACGATGCCAGGTGTATCAGTTAAAGAAACAAAAAGAACTTCTGATGATATTTCAGCTACAAAAATTATAACCAATATCGAAAATGAAGAATATTTTAAGGCAAATACACCTAAAGAAATTCATTCAATGTACAATGAAATATTAAAAACATATAAGGTATAATATATGGCATATAATATTATACCAAAATCATTACAAGAATTAACAAATGTGCATAGTAATGCATCTGAATTAACTGAATTATATACTCATATAGTTCAAACATATAAAATAAATAACCCATTTTCATTTGATAAAACAAAATTAACATCAGTGAAAGTTATAAGAGCTCTACAAAATAGCTTAGATTTAAAAAAATTTAAATCAAAAACATTTAAACTCGATTGGGGTAATGGTTCACGTGGTAACGGTGGACTTGGTAATAGAGGAAATGTATATGAAGCAGAATTGATGAAAGATCTAGAATCATATATAGCAGGTAAAATATGTAAAAATAAAAATAAAGATGCTATAGATAATATTATGAATCTTATACCTGATGGATTTTTTCCAAAATATGTAAAATCTTTAGGGTCATTAAATCAAAAACGTTCTTTCGATATAACTCCAACATCAATAGTTGTAGGTAAAAAGAATAGTAATAAATGGGATATTGGAAGTACTGTTACAGATATTGATTTAGTGTGTGAAAATTTAAATGGTGTAAAGTATAAACTTCATTTATCATTAAAATATGGCGGAACAGTATCTTTTATTAATGCAGGAGTGACTAAGTATCTGTCAAAGACAGAGATAGAAAGAGGATTGATTAAAAATTCTAATGGAATATCATTACTTAAACTATTTGATATAGATAATGCTAGATTTTGTGAAATTTTTAATAAATATACAGGTAAAGGTTCAGGAAAATTTTCTAAAGATATTACTACACATTTAAAACAATCTAATTTATTTAAAGAATTTATGAGATCTGTTATTGGATTTGGTTATATTCTTGTACATAAAAATGGTAATAAAACATATATTACTGATATGACTGAAAAAGTAATGGAAAATATGATTGATATTAATACAGCTCATGTTATTTACCCTGTACATGGAAGTGCTAAGAGAATAGATGTTGATATAAAAATGAAAGGAATTGATATTAAAGTAAATATTAGAAATTCATCAGGAAAAATATATCCTAGTCATTTATATGCTAATTATACAATGAAGCATTAAAATTTTAATAAATAATATATTATAATATAACTTAACTATACGAGGATTTATATGAGAGACTTTAAAAAATTTCTAAAAGAAATTAGAGAGGAAACTACGTCAGCAGATATTGCTACTATTGATACAAAATTAGATATGGTCAGAAGACCAAAGCATCTTGAAAAAGGTAAAAGGTGTGCTAAACACAAAAGACTGAATTGTAAAGAATGTGAATCTGAAATATGGGAATAAAATAAAAGGAATAAAATGGCTATAAAAGCAGGAAAAAGATTTTTTAAGATGATTAATAACGAAGTTATTTTTGGAGAGGTTGAGGTAATATCAACAGAAAATGGTAATGAGATTTTAATCAAGACGCCTTATACGGCTAAAACTGGTAATGTTATGCCTTATATGCTAGATGTAATGGCGAGTTCTCCAGCTGCAGTACAAATCCATCCAATGAATGTTCTTTGGAGTGTACCACTAGACGAATTTGAAGAAGCTAACAGAGTTTATACTCAAGCTACAACTGGACTTATTCTTGATCCAAAACAAAGAATTGTTATTTAACTAGTTATGAATGTTTTTATTATTGATGTATAATTTCCAGTTGAATCAAATATCTTTACTTGAACTTCATAATTACCTGCTACATTAACTTGTAATGTAGCAGAATCACCATTACCAATTAAAATACCTACACCATCTATCAATTCCCATTCAAAAACTAACTCATTATATTTACTGTCTTTATCTTCATAAATTAATGATAATTTATTAATACCTAATTCAAAATTATTTGCGACTAAATCTATAATAGTGGGTGCAAAAGTGTAATCAGAAACCTCAAATAATGAAGGATTTTCAGTTCCACCATCATTTTTAACATCCCAGCCTAATATTGCTTTTCTACTAACATAATCATTATCTAATTGATTAATAGTCATTTTAAATTCTTTAATTCTTTCAATTGATTTTATTGGTGGATAAAGATTACCTTGAATATTAAATGACATAGTTACAGTCATTATATTTGATGATAATTCTTCATATTCTTCAGTTTGAATCGAAACATCTAAAAGTTTTACAGGAATTCTTGTTGGTTCATTTAAATTTTCAGCATCATAAATATCAATATTGTAAATTGGATTAAATTTTGGCAGAACTTGTTCAATTATCATTGTTGCTTCATTCATACCTCTACATAAAAAATTCAAATCATAGGTAAATTCATATGGAACTGAATTATACATATATTCTATTGTATTCTCAAATGCAACATTATTTATCTTAATATTTTTATTTTTAATTCTACCATCAGCTCTAATAATTGATATTAAAGATAAGTTAGCTCTTGGTAAAATATTATAATTTCCAGTTAATAGTTGTTCTGTTGTATAATCATCTAATATGTTTGATTTTTCTCTTGAGCTATATTTGATAGGAATATTTCTACTTAATAAATTATTATTACTATCGGTGTACTGAATTTCAAAATTGTTAAATAATCCCATTAAAGCAGCTGTATACTTTCTAATTGTACCGTGGTGAAAAGACATTATAGTACTTCCTTTATAAACAAATTCTTATATATAATATTATTCATATTATCCTCATTTTTATTATATTTATAACTAATTTTATAAAATTTTAAATATATGTTCAATTTAAACGTAGTTTAAACTTAACTTGATATAATACATTTATAAAAAATCAAAAGGAAGTTAAAATGACAATAAGAGAAAGATCTATAAAAGAACAAAAAGAACAAAAAGAAAAAGCACTAGCATTAACAATTTTATTAGTTACATTTAATGATAGAATAAATTATTTTGATAAAAAAACGAAAAATTGTTATGTAGATATGTTAAGTTTTGTTGCTTCAGGTAATAAAGCAAGATTTTTTACATCAACTGACTATAAACCTTATATGATAGAGGAAGTACTAGAAAACACAACTGCTTATTTTGATTCAAAAAAATATAAACATTCAGAATTATATTACTTCGAACAAGAGGTATCAAGAAAGGGATTAAATTGATTTAGAGGTTTAACATAAGTTATGTAATTTAAACGTAGTTTAAACTTAACTTGATATAATACATTTATAAAAAATCAAAAGGAAGTTAAAATGGCAACAAGATCTAGAATTGGTAAACTTGAAAAAGATGGTAAAATAAA